ATCCAAATTTCCAAAATGTAAATACATGTCTACAAATATTAGTGAATTCACATGGATAATACAAAATGAAAAGTTCAGAAGTAATAACAATTCAGGAACTACCGCAACCGTCTGACTATATTAAAAAATACATTTATGATAACACCACCGTTCATCATCATGACACCATATATTATAACAACAATATTGATGGACATTTAGTAGTAGCATCAAAAACCGATACAGAATTACTTGGATACGCGGTATGTGTAATAAAAAATAATTTAAAATACACAACTATCCAAAATTATATAGTTCCTCAAAATCTATATTCCTGGGCAAACGATCATGGAAAAACTGCGTTGTCTATCATTAAATCAGTCATTAATATTTCCAATGTACCAGTCCTTAGTGATCTAGAGTTAAGTCCTAGTGCCAAAAAATTTTTAGAGCGGTCAATAGATAGTAATCAACTCCGTGCAAAAACATTCAATCTCACAAATGGCGATGTTACTGCGTATGACCCTAGTATATGGAAACACGATGATACATATAGAGTTTTGATTATGAATGAACACGGAACGAATCCACATACGAGCAAATTTCCAATCTATGAAGGAACATGGAATTGGTCGCAGTTAGCTCCGCATCTCTAAATTTTCCTTCAATTGGCGGAGTCAACAGGCTTCGCCAGCTTTTTTGTATTCACATGACATTGCTGCAAAGCCATGTTAGTCACGGTGCAATGCTGTAATCCGTGGTTATCCTAAAAGATCTCGCACGGTCACGGTGTTGCCAGAATCCAAAAGATTTTTTAATTTCTCGTAGTTTGCGGAATTTTGGACGATCATCCTACGCTTGGTATTGCCGCCCAAATTGAAAACCCCCCTGTCAAGCACCACGTTCTCATCAAGCGTAAGAACGCTGATGCTAACACGATGTCCTTGCCGTGGTTGGGATCTATGTATGGTATCGCCACATAATATCAGCGCATCGCCCGGACCAACTGCTGGAGTTACCGACATGGTGTCAATGCTTACAGGCAGCTGGATTTCTTCATCACTGTTGTCATCCACCATGTACTGAACACCGTCCCTCATATGGAATGTCTTGGCTCCTTGATCAATCACATGATGCTGCCAGATGCTTTCGGCGTGTTGCCTAAACACATCATGCGGGACCACATCCAATCCTGACAGCACTGGATCAGGTTTAACCAACGGAATCCAAAAATTAAGGCGACTGCGCGCCTGTTGAAACCGAAAATATGCTTCGTGATCCTGGTGCCAGGAAAAACTAACAAGCTCATTGTCAAAATACATCAGGCTAGGAAGTATCCTGTTTGATTTAATGTCCGTATTGTTTGATATGTCAGCAATCGTGCGTTCAATCTTATAGATCAAGGAACGGGTTAACGATCCGTAGAGTATGGAGTAATTGCCATTGTGCCTGCCTCTTTGAACGAAATCGTTCTTGGCATTTGCATGTATGCGTAACAACTCGTCAACTTCATCCTTTGACAGAAATCCCTGTATCGTGGTATAGCCTGCTGTAACCAGATGTCCAAAATCCATGAGTGATATCCACTGTTATGAGGATATTTATTGGCTGCAAGCAGAAGGTGTATCGTTATGGCTCCTCCCAACCTGTCGTTGCGCAGCACATCGATGGATGAAAAATTCATATTAGCAATCATACAAATCAAAATAAAATCTCCTAATTTGATCAAATACACATTAAATACCACTATTAAACGATACCAACTAGCTCACAAAATATTACACAGAATGGCACATATCAATGGAAGAAATACAAGATCAAATCGACAACTATAATACGCTCGCGGATAAATTTGTTAGAACCTTACCTGGCACACAAGAATACACGGATAGGCTCGCAGAAGAAATAGAGCTCATCACCGCACAACGGTTTACACCGCATTTCCTCAGGGTATTGGAAGTTCTTGACCTAACCCGAGACATTCCACACATAACACGGGGTTCCGCCGGCAGCAGTTTGGTTTGTTGGCTACTGGGCATAACGGATGTTGATCCGGTGGCACACAACATTCCGTTGGCACGGTTTATCAATCCGTTGCGTGACGACTTACCGGACATCGACATAGATTTTCCCCACAACAAGCATAAGATAGTGCTTGAGAGGATCTATAAACACTGGCCGGGGCGCGCCGCCAGGCTTTCCAACTACGTCAAGTACAGGGAGAAGAGTGCAAAGAAAGAAGCAGCAAAACGTGTTGCTGGTATCAAGAGCAAGGACATGCGCGATCAAGACATTGACTCATTGATATCAAAGGAGAATAAACAAGAATACCTGGCATTACAGCGTCGCCTACTGGGTAAGAAGCGTTGCATCAGCAAACATCCTGGCGGTGTTGTTGTATTTGATCAACCGCCGGCCAAGAGCCTGATCCGGGAGGACAACCAAATACTCCTGGACAAACACGAGGTTGAGGATCTAGCCCTTTTAAAAATAGATGTGCTCAGCAACAGAGGCCTTGCCCAGCTACTGGATTGCCGAGGTCTGCATCCCATGGACTACCCCGGTGACGATGACGCAACGATAGAAACCCTGGCTGCCGGCAGGACACTTGGTGTCGTGCAGGGAGAAAGCCCTGTGATGCGTCGCACGTTGATGAGCCTTAAGCCGACCTGCAAGGACGATCTTACCATAGCAACGGCCCTGATACGACCGGCAGCAGTGACCGGTCGTACCAAGGGCACGTTTTTCCGGGAATTTGTTGGGCACAACAAGATGCCAGGAATGTTGCAGTACCGAGACGGCTTGGTGTTTGATGAGGATGCCATTTCACTCATCGCACGCGAGCTTGGCTGTGACGACTTCCATGCTGACATGTATCGTCGCGGATTCATCAAGAAGAACGAGGAATTGATGTGGGATTTCCTGGAAAGGATTGGTAATCACAAGTATAAGCAGGACATGCTGTATCTGCTGTCAAACATGGATGGATTTGGTTTGTGCAAAGCGCATGCCATCAACCTAGGCAATCTTGTCTGGGCACTGACCATGGAAAAAACGCACGATCCCAAAACGTTTTGGCTGGCGGCATTGCAAAACAACTGTTCCATGTATCGTCCTTGGGTCCATATGGAAGAAGCCAAGCGAGCAGGTTGGCAGATAGAGGGCTGGAAACGACCTTGGTTGGTCGACGGTGACACGTTATACAACGAGGGATGGCATGTTCCTATGTTTGATAGCCATGCGGATCAGGTGCGTAAGATGGGATTTTGGACACATCGGGAGTTCATGCCCGGATGCTATTACACGGAGTTTGGTAACATTGCCACATTTTGCGGAATGATTGCCGCACATCGCTGCTACAACAAGGGCGATCGTAGATATGTTACATTCGTAAGCCTGGGTTGTGGCACAGGCGAATTGATAGATGTCATCCTGCCAGGTGCAATACCCTGCAAAAACTATGACGTAATAGAAGGACACGGCACGGTTGAGTTCCGTAATGGCGTTAAGAACATAACCGTGACACGTTTTGAAGCAACTACCATTGACAAACACTATCAAAACATCAAATAAATATGGTTAGATAACGGAGGATCACATGGCCAAGCCAGCATCGATAACGGTACAATTGATAAATGAAGCCAATCCAGAAACCGGAACAAAATATCTGGTTAAAAAGAGCATCAAAGGTACCAAGGTAACCAACAAGCTACGTTTCAGCAAGTATGATCCTGTGCTGCGCAAGCATTGCATCTTTGTTGAGAAAAAACTTCCTAATCCAAAATCAAAATGAAACACTGGCTCATCAAGCACCGAGCTACAATTAGGAAATGGGGCCTTGTGGCGATCGTGATATACGCGATCAAGGCCCTCATTTACACGTCATTGATCGTCTGGGCAGCCATCAACTTCACGCATTGATGCCTAGCTAAACTTTGACAATGCCTGCGCGACCACCGCTGGCTCGACAAAACAATCGATCCTCATTGGTATCAGGTCCCAGGAAAGAAACTGATTTGGCATGAGATATTCTCGTCCTTTGAGAAGGTTGGTATTTTCTGGATGCCCGTAGATCAACGGATCACTTTGACCCCAAAGCACGATACCTGGTTTGCCAAGATCCCAACAAAAATGCTGGAAAAAACTATCACAGGAAATCCATGTCCTACACTGCGTAACAAGTGCGGCCAATTCCCGTAGATCAAGGTTGGTCCTAAAATCCTCAACCAACCGTTCTTCGTCTGATATACCAATTTGCACGATTGGTTCGTTTATAAGAGATATGAGTTCTGGCCAGAATGGATAGTTTTTGGGATTTACCTTGCCATTTGGACATTTTTTTGCATATGGGCTTATTATGATCATTTTATGTATAGCTTCCTGTAGGCATTTTCAAGGCTGTCGGACCAACGCCATTCGTCCATTTTACGATAGATGTTGAATTGCTCAATATCTCCAAATAGCTCCTTGGCTTCATGTATGCTGCGTCCAGGAACGATTTCAGGGTAACAGCTAAAGACGATGGGATTCTTGATATCTGGTAATACATGCTTGAACACGATGTGATCTCCCATGCCATTGTTGAGCACCACCACCGTGCGATCGCTTAATTTGATGGTATTTTGGAATATTTCTTCGTCGTGCTTGAACAATTCTTCGCGATTGTCGCTGCGTATTCCACCCGAAGGACTTTTTAAGTGCCATGTGACCGCATCGGGAACCGCAAGTATGCGGTAATCCTTCTGCTTCAAACCATATGTGAACAGGGTTTCTTCACGATGGGCCACGCGGCTCAACCCTAGGTTATAATCATGGACTCCTGCGCGATATATGAATGAACAATGCAGGTGATCGACTTCCTTGGCCGCTTTGATGTTGCTCCACTGCACATGCGGTTCGGTGTATATGTCCGATATCAATCCGGTGGATGTTGTATTTTCAAAATTAAGTGGTGGAGTTAGTATGGATCCTCCTACCGCACCGACCGTGTCGTCAATGTATGAGCACAGCGTTTCAAGCACGGTTGGTTCAGGAATCGTATCATCGTCCACGCGCCAGACCCAAGGAAATCGCATGGTGTTGGCCATTTGGTGGTTGTGATGCTGTCCTTTTTTGTTGGCCCACAACCATTCCCATTCTATGCCCTTGATATCCATCATCTGGAACAGATGATGATAGACATTTTCCTTTCGCATGTCCTGCGGCGAGTCATTGTCGTCAAACACTACCAGTCGGCTGATCTTTTTAGACTGTGTTATCACCGCCGAAATGGCCAACGGTAGGGTGGTGAAATACCGGCCGCGTGTTGATATTGAACAAAGTATCTTATCTTGCATCATGATACCCAATCATCAAATTGAACGGGCTGTGATCGTCTGGGCTGCTTAGTATTTCTCCAGCTTCGTTTATGTATGAAATGACAAACCCGGGCAAATGCGATTCGTCTAACATGTGAAGCTTGTGGTGAATACCCCAAAATCCAGGTGGCTCCCGGTATGGAACCGTGATCAACAAGCGTTGGCAATGGCGTTTAAGCTTCTCCAGGATTTCAAGACCGTTATCCAAGTGCTCAATCACCTCAAACGCAATTATCGTGTCATATTGGCCCAGATCATAGATGTTGATATCAGCGTTAATGAATTCAGCACCTTCTCGCCAGTGCTGATCCACAGCACATTCCACGATGATCCTGTCATAATCGATGCCTGTATAGGCAATGTTTTCAGGTAGGAACTGCAACCCAAACCCGCTTGAGCAGCCAATTTCCAGAACTGAATTACCAACGACATGTTGCGCGGCCCAATTGTATCTGGTTACTTCTCGAGGATCAACGGTATCGCCCTTGAGATGCACCGCACGTTCGAAATGATTGCGAAGGCTTTCCTTGTACCAGTCGGGATTGTATTTTTGTGCCAATTTCAGGCTGTTTCGATGGAAGATGTTGGACCAATCTTTCACCAATGACGTGTCGTGCACCGTGCCTTCTCCCAGATGATACAGGGGTACAGGTCCCGCCCAAAATGGCGATCCAGGGTCGATCATCTTTTCTCCCACCTGGCAAATTTCAAAACCTGCTCTCGTGGCTTCTATGCAAAATTCCGTATCCTCACCTGCACCGGTGCCGTAGATTTCGTTCAGCATACCTACGGCATCAAATGTGGCCCGCGAAATCATCACGCAAAAGAATATGGCAAATTCGGCGTTCGCTGCCGGTGAATACTCCTTGATAAGGCAGGATATACCGCAGCGCGGATTGTTGGCAAATTCTGCATCCATCATTTCCAACCATTGGTTCTTGACCTGTTCCAGCAGCACGACGTCGTTGTTTAACAAAACAATCTTATCAGCGGTAGCTTCTTTCAATGCCACATTGTTTGCGCCCGCATACCCTAACGGAGCATCACTCCAACATATCTTGAAATTTTTACCAAATCCCAATGAATCAAACTGATACCTCAGTGATTCCAAATACCATTTGGTATTATCCGTGCAACCATTGGCCGAAATGATAAGTTCAACCTCCTGCATGTCAGTGTATTTGAGTATTGATTCAACGCACGGCTTGAGAAGATCGTTGCAATGATTGTAAGTGGGTATGATTATGCTGTATTTCATAGAGCCTCGCTGTATAAGGGTCTATGCATTTTAATCTAAACCGGGCAGCATTAGCAATTTGCTGCCCGGTTTAGCATTAGCCTTTCAATTGGTCGATTTCGCCTTGTAGCCGTTCAACCTTTGCTCCAAGTTCTTTTACCGCCTCTATCAGCAGTGCCGTAAGCTTGTCATACTGCACCGTTAGATAGTTTTCCCCACTTTTGCTGGTACCATCCGGGCCGATGTCAAACGGTGCTGCCTTGACGATTTGTGGTAGCACGGCAGCAACATCCTGTGCTATAACACCAACACGCTGGACCTTGCTATCATCGCCGCTAAGCTCGCTGGCCAGTTGGTTTGGATAGTATGTAATCCCTTTGAGAGCCTTAATCTTGCCCAGGGCATCAACAATTGGTTCTATGTTGGTTTTAAGCCTCTCATCCGAGTAATAGGCTGTTATGTCACTTGTTGCATAAATCGATCCGTTTACATACAAGCTTCCACCAAAGCTACCACCATTTTGTACTACAAGACCGCCAGTGGTTGAGCCACTGTAAGTTAATGGATTGTAAGTGATTCCATCACCAATAAAAATGCTGCCATCCAGTTGTAGGCTGGTGTTGCCGGGGGCGCTTGACAGCGTAAACAACTGAGATCCGCTGCCACCAGAATATGTAATTCCTGTCACGCTGTTGACACTGGTAGTTGCTGGAGAGTTACCGCTCCATGCACCGCTGCCAAATTGCCATGTTCCTCCGCCTGTGTTGCTAACGGTGCCTGGAATGAAATTAACCGATGAACGGATGCTACCGCTTACGTCAAGTGTATATGCAGGAGAGGGTGTACCAATGCCAACGCTGCCGCCGCGTCCATTCAGCACAAGAGGTGCGTAGGTTACTCCCCAATTAACACCTTGTATGTAGGCCACCCCATGGGTTTTGTCGGCGCCCATATAGAGCGTATAGTCACTCGTGGTTTCGCCGGTTTGTGTTTGGAAACCATGCACGGAACCTTCGGCATTTGTGTACAATCCACTTGCATACTGCGACTGTATTACTGAGTTTGGACCTGTCAACCCAACTCCGAAATAGCCGCTAGACGTTAATGCTGCAAAGTTTGTGCCAGCTTGGTTGCCCCAATAGTGATTATTGAAATGGTAATAGGCATTATTAACTGCCGATCCACCTTCCAATGTATAATACGGAGACCCATTATTGTCATTTAGTCGTGAATTTACATACGAAAATGCAGTTCCAGTGATCAGTTCAAGCTGTGCAGCAGCCGATGTACCAACAGTGCTGTTGATTAAACCCAGCAA